GGAGAGGTCCGGTTGCCGGGGTTGCTCGGGAGCCGCCTGGGCTCCTCCGCGCTGGAATGCTTCGAGCTGTCCACGCAAAAACGCGGCCTCGTCGCGAGCGCTGGCGTACTTCTGGCGCGTCTCGACAAGTTCGGAAAGGGGGACCAGCTTCGGCTTGCGCCAGGGCTTCTCCTCCTCGGTGGTGGGGGTCTGCTCGGAACCTTCCGGAATGGCCGGCTGGGTTGCCTCGGGTGCGACGACCGGGATTTCCGGTGCGTCGATGGTTGCAGTTTCGTCGCTCATTGGTCGAATCCCTCGGGATCGAATGCACCCGGTACAGAATACTCCTCTGACTCCACCGGGGCGGGAGCAGGGGGAGGTGTCAGCAAGGCTTTGGTCGCGGTCTGCTCCAAGTCGCTGTCGGCCTTCATGGCCTGGCGATTGGTCGCACCCTCTTCCTTCATGCCTGCGATGTCGAGTTCGGTCTGGCGCTTGATAAGCGCGACCTGTCGGTCTGTTTTGGCCTGGATCTGCGCCGCCTGGATCTTGGCCGCGGCGTCGATCTCTGCCTTTCGGATGACCAGTTCGGCGTCCATTTGGGCCTTGGCGAGGGCAGTCTGCTGTTCGACCTGTGCCTGCGCCTGCTTGCCTTCCGCGGCCTGCTGTAGGGCCTGGTTCTCCTGGGAAAGCTGTTCGATCTGCTGGCCCATTTGCTCCAGCGCGGCCTTGGCCTGCTCGATCTGCTGGACGACGGCGAGCGGGATCTGTTGCGGCCCCTGGTCCTTCGGCTCGATGAGCCCTTGCTTCTCCATGGAGGCCCGCATCCGGTCGGCCATCATGTCGGCCTCGGGAATGTCCAGGTTCTTCGCGACAAGGTCCGCGCCGAACTGCGCGATCGTCGGGTAAGACTGCCCGATCTGTGCCAAGACTTCGGTGGTCTGCTCGCGCCGGGTCGTGTAGTTCACGCCCGCCTTGACGACGATGCCGTAATGGCCTTCCTGCAGGACTGCGGTGACCTCCTTGCCGTCGCGGAGCTTCATCACGCCGCCCATTTCCTGGGTCGTGATTTCGCCGTCTTCCGCAGCAAGGTTCAGCCACTTCTTGGGCTTGTCCACGGCCAGGACGAGGTCGAGGAGGATCAAGCCCTCCACGCGGACGGCGCGGTCCAGGGCCTTCCGAAAATGGAAGGTTGCCAGGTCGCCCTGAGCGGCCCGGGCCTGAATGGCGCGGCCGCTCGACTCGTTGCTCCGGGCTCCCAGTGAGGCGTCATAGATGCCGATGATCGCCTTCATGTCGTCGATGGACTGCTCTGCGGCCTGGACAACGCCCGTCGGCACCTGGGTCGCGGGCGGGAAGCTCGGGGGGAATGCGGCGTTCGGGTTGATGCGCGAATAGGCGTAATTGCCGTCCGCATCCTTCCACTCGGGGTAGACCTCGCCATCTTTTCCAACGATGGATGTGGAGTCCACGATGGCCCGGGGCGTCTTCTTGGAGTTCAGGGCCTCGGCAATCTCGGAGCGGTAGTAGTTATGGAATCGCTGGGCTTCCTTGCCGTCGCGCACGATGCCCTTGAAGACCACCCTGCCGTCCACGAAGTACTCTTCCCCCGGCACGAACACGAACGGGATTAGGTGGCCCGGATGCTCCTGGGTGTCGATCACGCCTTCGCCGGACAGGATCGAGACGGTCACCTTGTCCTGCTCGTCACGCTCCCAGAATTCGCAGATCGAGACAGCGTCGGCGGACGGAGTCCAGATCGTGATTCCCTCGAAGCTGGAGGGCGGCTTCTGGTACTTGGCCTCGAACGCCTTGCGGGTCATGGAGACCATGACGGCGAGGTGGTGGATGTCGGACCGGTCGGGGCGGATCGCGGAGGTGTCCCAGATCACCGAGAGGCTATCGCGGATCGGCTCGACGCAGGGCTCCAGATCGCCGTTGGGTAGCTCGTCCAGGACCACGCGGTACCAGCCGAAGCCACCAACGACAGCGGACTCCAGGGCCGTCTCGCGGGCCGCGGGCGCGTCCGAAGCGAGCTGAATGGCGCGAATGCGGCGGTCGAGGAGTTCGGCGGCGGCCTTGTCGGCACCGGACGAGATTGGGTAGACGCGGCAGGTGCGCTCGTCCTGACGTGCGCCGTTGACGACGTGCCGGACGAACGAGGGCTGGCGGTTCAGGACGAGAGCGGGTCGGCCCTTCTTCTTCCGGACAGCCAGCTGTTTCTCTTCCCACTGCTCACCAAGGATCGCGAATTTCTGATCATCCTGGGCCGCAATGCGAACGTCGGAAAGGTTTTCCGCGTCCGCCTCGATCAGGGCTTTGATTCGCGCTGTCTCGTTTTCGTCGGCCATGTATCCACAAAGCTAATCACATCTGTGGATAAAGGCAATCGACTGTCCACCTATGTGAAAAGATTGGGGATAGCTACCACTCGCCGCGACCTGGAGGCGGGGCGTCGGCCTCCTTGATCCGGTTCATCCCGAAGATCGCGGGCTCCAAGGCGTAGCGCAGGGCGTCCATGCCGTGGTTGTTCTTGTCAACGATGGCCGTCAGGACTTCCTTGGTGTGCGGGTCGACCTTGTAGGAGTAGAGGCGGCACTCCTCGCCGAACTCCGGGCAATCGGGATGCACCACAATCGCGTCGTGTCCACGAAGCCATGTGATGCCGTCTTCCACGCTCCCCGGCCACTTGCGAGCCGCCATCGCCTTCGGGTATCCATGCCGCTGGAGGTAGGAGATTGACTCCGGCCTGGAGTTGTCGCACCGAAGCTCCCGAAGCTCGGAACCGGGGATCTTCATCAGCGTTCCGGGATACAGATCGATGTCGATCCCGATCCCCGCGACCTCGCGACGGACGTAGACCTTGCTGTCGTGTAGCCAGACCTCCAGGGCGTGGAGTGGATCTTGGGAGAATCCGAAGTCCATGCCGAAGTACGGGCCTTCCCACACGCCTGGAACAGGTTCGAATGACTCGATGCGCCACTTCCCCCGCATGATCTGTGCGCTACTGTTTTTGAGGCACTTCCCATCCCAAATCCACGCGGCGCGGTCGGGATCGTTTGCGCGGTCATGCGCCCGCTTCTCCCGCATATCATCGGTCGCCCATGGATTATCATCCAAAGACATTTCGATAATGATTGATTTCGGAGGAGGATTCTTCTCCAGCAAATAGACGGGGTCATTCTCATTTTCCCGATTATACAGAAACCAAATCTCTGTATTCGGATTTCGAATGACTGTCGGGATTAGCTTTTCCAGGGAAATAGCCGACACCGAGGACGCTTCCTCGATCATCACGCCATTCAATCCCTCGATGGATTTCAGGGAATCAAGATTCTTCGATAATCCCCGAAACATGATGAATCCACCGTTTCTGTGGCGAATCTCATGATCGGTAACAATGAATTCCTTTGTCCCATTCTCTCCGAGCCCCTGGCGCTCGATCTCGTCGCGCAAGACCAAGTGAGAGGAATCGCGGATTGAGTTCTGGATCTCGCGGGCGCACAGCCACCGTAGAGGGCGTAGGCGCATCTTGAGGATGAGAAGCGAAGCGAAGCCTCTTGTCCTGCCTCCGCCGCGTCCACCGGGAGCGAAGACGTATTGGAAATAGGGCCATACACCGCTCTCGTCAGGTAAAAGCGGGGACATCTTCTCGGGAAACGAGAATTCAGGCATCCTTTGCCGGGGGGCGAACGATCCGGATTATGGTTTCATTCTTGGTTTCGATTGCCCCGCCATCCTTGCCGACCAATTCGTGCTTGGAATTCTCCCGCCAATCTGCCGGGAATCGTGCGGCCATGGAGCGGGACCAGACGGACGCCTGGAAATTCACTCCCGACGGCATGATGAGATTTTCGCGCCCCATCTTTTCCCACCATGCCTGAGAGGCGATCCTTGCATGTGTAAAGGCTTCCAAAAAATCCGGGTGGGCTTTGGGCCATTCGGTTTCCAACGTGTTCCGGCAGACGCCGATCTCCGCGGCCATCTCAACGACGGAGTACCCTTTTTCCCCGCATTCGATCACCTTGGCGCAAAAGTCGGGATCGTACTCGCTTGGCCGTCCTGCAGGCATCACCGCCCCGCCATTTCCGGCACGAATGCGCCATTCTGCTCGACCAGGCATCCAGC